AGTCAAGGTTTTAAAGACATTAGCATGACATTTCAGTCTAATCCACTGAATGATGACCTTATTGCGATTAAAAATGAGAATGCAATTGCCCGTTCTTTGCGAAATATTGTTTTTACAACACCTGGAGAGAAGTTTTTTAATGAATCTTTTGGTTCTAGGATCACTGAATCTCTTTTTGAGAACATAGATGATATTACTGCTACTGTTATTGTTGATGAAATTCGTGAATCCATTAATAATTACGAACCAAGAGTAGAAGTAGATGATGTAAAAGCATTTCCCGACTATGAAAACAACAGTTTTGATGTAATTATTACATATGATGTGATTGGATCAGAGATTCCAACACAAGAATTACAGTTTGTTTTGCAATCTAGTAGATAAAAATGCCATTAGCCAATTTTTCTAACTTGGATTTTGACCAAGTTAAGTCAACTTTACAAGAATATCTCAAATCTAACTCGAATTTCACCGATTATGACTTCGAGGGATCTAATCTGTCAACAATTTTAGACGTTTTAGCATATAATACCTACATTACTTCATACAATGCCAATATGGTAACGAATGAAGTGTTCATTGATACTGCGACTTTAAGAAAAAATATAGTTTCACTGGCAAGAAATATAGGTTATACACCACGTCCAAGGCAAGCAGCACGGGCAACAGTGTCTTTCTTTGTTAATACTGATGCAATCACCCCTTCACCTGCTTCTTTGACTCTTAAAAAGGGTCCAGTCGCAGCATCAGCAAATACATTTGGTGGTCAATCATTTATTTTTTCAATTTTAAGTGATATTACTGCTCCTGTTATAAATGGAATTGCAAGTTTTGATGATGTTGAAGTTTATGAAGGAACTTTATTAACTCAAACTTACACTTATTCAGCAAGAATACCAAATCAAAAATTTATTTTACCAAATATTGGTGTTGATACTGATTTAATTTCTGTTACGGTAAACCCAACTGAAGCTTCTGCAACAGAAACAAAATATAATTCACAAGATAATCTTTTTGATGTAAAATCCGACTCAAAAGTTTATTTTTTACAAGAAATTGAAGATGAAAGATATGAAATATTTTTTGGAGACGGAATTTTTGGAAAAGCGCTTGAAGATGGTAATTTTATAACAATTAATTACATTACTTCTAGTGGTGATTCTGCAAATGGAGTAAGTTCTTTCAATTTTTCGGGAAGAATTCAATATACACGCAATGCAACGACTTATAATGTAACAACTGGCATTTCTTTACTTACAACTACGGTAACTGCTGCTGGTGGAGAGAAAATAGAGTCTGTTGAGTCAGTTAGAAAGTTTGCTCCACGAATTTATGCTTCTCAAAATAGAGCAATTACAGCAAATGACTACGAATCACTAATTCCAGCAAAAATTTACCCTGAAACAGAGTCAATTTCTGTTTTTGGTGGTGAAGATTTAGTTCCACCTCAATATGGAAAAGTGTTTATTAGTATAAAACCAAAAAATGGTGATTTTCTTCCAAATTTGGTTAAAGAACAAATGAAATTGAAGTTGAAAAAGTATGCAGTAGCTGGAATTGTTCCAGAAATACTTGATTTGAAGTATCTTTACCTTGAAATTGACTCAAAAATATATTTTAACTCAAATCTTGCCCAATCTGCTGAAGCAGTTTCTAGTATTGTTCAAAATAATGCTAATAAGTATGCAGAATCAACAGAAATGAATAAGTATGGTGCTAGATTTAAATATAGTAAGTTTTTATCACTTATTGATAATAGTAATGAATCAATAACTTCTAATATAACTACACTTTTCATGAGAAGAGATTTAAGAGTTGTATTAAATTCTTTTGCAGAATATTCTATTGGTTTTGGTAATGAATTTTATATTAAAAGAATGAGTGGTTATAATATTAAATCATCCGCATTCAGAATTGCTGGAATAATGGATGATGTATATATTTCAGATATTCCTAATACGAATAAGTTAAATGGTTCTTTATTTTTATTCTCTGTTCCTTCAATAAATTCTCAATCTCCAAAAATTGTCAAAAGAAATGTTGGGACAATTGATTACAAGAAAGGGGTTATTACTCTTAATCCAATTAATGTACAATCTGGAATGCTTAAAGATGGTCAAACCATTATTGAAATATCAGCATGTCCTCTTTCTAATGATGTTATTGGATTACAGGATCTTTATTTGCAACTAGATATTAATAACAGTAATTTTGAAATGGTTGTTGATGAAATTGCTTCTGGATTAGATCCATCTGGTTCCAATTATATTACTTCTTCAAGTTATGCGAATGGTAGTTTAGTTCGTGCTGGTGGACGGAATTCTACTACAGGTGCTACTACAGGTGGTGGGGGAGGTACTACCACCACTACCACTCCTTCAATTTCTGGCTCAACCTACTAAGATAGAAAAATTATAAAATGTCTACAAAAAGAATTCAGCTTAACAACGTTGTTCAAAATCAGCTTCCTGGATATGTTAGATCCGACTATCCATTAGTTGCTGAATTTTTAAAGTCATATTATCAAGGACAGGAATATCAAGGTGGACCAATTGATTTGGTTCAAAATATTGATCAATATACAAAAGTCAATGAACAAGTTGGACTTACTGAATATGTTGGATTGGGTGCTTCTGTAGATGTTACCAATGATATAATTCAAGTTGATATGAAAAATAATCCAACTGGAACTTTGGGTTTTCCAGATTCTTATGGATTGTTGAAAATTAATAATGAAATTATTACTTATACTGGAATAACTACCTTTGCTTTTACTGGATGTATTAGAGGGTTTGTTGGTGTTAGTTCATATCAAAATGATACTAATCCTGAAGAATTGGTATTTGAATCTACTACTGCAAGTCAACATGATAAAGGTGATTCTATACAAAATTTAAGTTCCCTTTTCCTTAAAGAATTTTTAGTTAAAACTAAACATCAACTTACTCCAGGATTTGAATCAAGAAAATTATCTTCAGATTTGGATCAAAATATTTTTATAAAACAATCAAAAGATTTTTATTTAAGTAAAGGAACTGATAGGGGTTTTGAAATTTTATTTAAAGCTTTATATAACGAAAATGTAAAAATTATAAGACCATCTGAATTTCTTTTTACACCATCTAATGCAAATTATAAAATAACAAGAGATTTTGTTGTAGAACCAATTTCTGGTGATCCAATTAATCTTGAATTATCTACATTATATCAGGATGCATATCAGGGTCATGGTATTGAGAGAGCATATGCACCTATAACTCATGTTGAACCACTTAATGTGAGTGCTGGAACTACCTTTTACAAATTAAGTATTGATGCAGGATATAATAGAGATTCTAGAGTAGAAGGATCTACTTATGGAACTTTTGTCAGTCCACCTAGAACTAGGGTGATTGGAGAAGTAGGAGCTGGTATTACTTATATTGATGTAGACTCAACAGTTGGATTTGGAAGCACTGGAGAATTATATTTTAAGTATATTGATAATACTGTAGGAGTAAGTTCTTATACTTCTAAAAGTTTAACTCAATTTTTTGGACTTAGTGGAATTGGAAAAACTATTTTAAGTGGTGAAACTGTTGGTGTCAATACTTTTTCATATGGAAAATCCGTTCTTGATTCAGACGAAACTATTGAAGTAAGAATCACTTCAGTAATTGATAATTTTAATTATGAAGATTCTAATTGTCTTTTTGAAAAGGATGATACTATAAAAATTAAAACTTTAGGAATTGGAGATACTGGATTTAGGGTAAAAGAATGGTTCTATAATGTTTCTCCAGTATATCAGGTTGATAGTATTACTCTTAAAGATACATCTGATTGGACTTATGAAATTATATTAACCACTGATCATGATTTTAAAATAGGAGATAAATCTGTTGCTATTTTGGTTGGTAGTGATGGACGTAATTTACCTGTATCAGACATAACTCAATTAACTTCTCGTAGAGGGTTTATTATAAAAGGTCAAGGTGAGATTGACACTAATTTAAATTATACTGTTGAAAGACAGATTTTAAAAACAAATGCTATTAATTTTCCAGAAGCTAAAGATTATTCTACAAATATACAGAATGTATATAAAGAGAAAGGAACTGATAAGTTACTTATAGCATCTCCATCTATTCCAACCTATGGATCTCAATCATTAGGTGTTAATGATGGAAAAATTATTTTTAGTGGAAGTTTTTCTGGAGATGAATTTGAAGTTATATCTAATTCAACTACTACTCCTTCTGGTGTTCCTATTTTTGATCATGGATTTTATACTGGTGATTCAATTTATTATACACCACAAATAATTAATGATGCATACGTAGATCCTACTAGTGGTACTTCTATAGATAATTTTATTGTTAAATCATCTTTAATGGATGAGGGTCTTTACTTTGTTAAAAGAGTAAATTCAACAACACTTAAATTTGCTAAAAGTGGATCTGATCTTTATACTGGAAAATTTGTTAATATTGATAATGACGAAACAAGAACTGGTATTGTAACAGATAATAGGATTTCACCTTTTAAATTTAATAATAAAACTTTAAAATCACAAAAATTATTAAGAGAGGTTTGTCCTCCTGATAATAGTGGGACTGTATACGAAACAACTCCTGGACATACTGGTATATTGGTAAATGGAGTAGAGATTTTAAATTATAAATCATTCGATCAAGTTCATTATGGAAAACTTGAAAGTATAGATGTTCTTGCTGGTGGAAGAGAATATGATGTAATTAATCCTCCGTTTTTGCATATTAAAGATTCTGTTGGTACTGGAGCTACTGGATATGTTGCAGTATCTGGATCTCTAAAAGAGATGAGGATTATAGATTCAGGATTTGATTATCAAGAAACTCCTACCTTAAAAATTACTGGTGGTAATGGAAGTGGTGCTCGTGTTTCTGTAAATATGCAGTCTATAGATCATTCTGTCTCCTTTGAAGCAGGATCTTCTAGAATAGGTCTTGATAGTGATACTTTATCTTCTACAATTGGATTTACAACTTATCATAAATTTAGAAATGCAGAGAGAGTAGTATATGTTACCGATGGTCAGAAAGTTATTGGTGGACTTACTACAAGTGCAACTTATTATGCTGCTTTGGTGGGAACAGGTGGAACTACAATAAGACTTCATAAAGATGAAGCAGGTGCTCTTGCAGGTATTAATACAATTACACTAACATCCAAAGGAATAGGAAAACAATCTATAAAATCTGTTGAAACTAAATCTATAGTCGAATCTATTAATATACTCTCTGGTGGAGAAGGATATCAAAATAAAAAAAGAACAGCAGTTCCTGCAGGTATTAATACTTCTTTAGACTTAATAAAAATTGATAATCATGATTATCAATCTGGAGAAATTATTAATTATACTTGTGAAGGAACTCCTATATCAGGTCTTACTACTTCTACTGATTTTTATGTAACTAGAGTAGATAAAGATAAATTTAAATTATCAAGTGTTGGGGTGGGAACTACTACTAGTGATTTTTATTATAAAACAAAGCAATATAGATCTCTTACTAGTATTGGTGTAGGAACTCATATTTTTAATTATCAAGATATTACTGTAACTATTGATGGTGATGTTGGTATTAATTCAGTAGGATCTGAAACATTTGAACTTAAGGTTCAACCCATATTTAGAGGTGAAGTAACATCTATTCATTTATCTAATAATGGAGTTGGATATGGTTCATCTGAAATTATTAATTTTATTAGAGAACCTGAAATAACTTTATTATCTGGGTCAAAGGCGCAATTAAAACCTATTGTAGATCCTAGTGGTAAAATTAGTGAAGTTGTTGTAGAGAATAAAGGTAATACTTATAATTCACCTCCAAATTTGCAAATTAATGGTAATGGAGTAGGTGCTGTCATAACACCTATTCTTAAAATAGTCGATCTTAATGGAAATTCTTCATCAGTTGGTATAGGAACAACTGTTAATTATGTTTTAGATAGTGTTAATATAATTCATCAAGGATCTGGATATTCTAAAGACAATACAACTATTGATGTTATTTCTGCAGGAAGTGGTGATAAGGTTAGAGCTAATTTCCAAAAATGGAATGTTAATTTATTTGAAAAATATTATCAAACTGATCAAATTACAGATGATGATGGAATTATAAAAGATGGTAATATTGAATTGCAATATAATCATTTATATGCACCAAGAAAATTAAGACAAACAATTTATGCAACAAATCAAGAAGGAAAATCTTTATTTGGTGAACCAGATCTAAAAAAAGTTAATGGGCAAGAAGTTCCATCAGATAATCATTCCCCAATTATTGGATGGGCATATGATGGAAACCCAATTTATGGTCCTTATGGTTATATTAAGAAAGCAGGTGGTACAGTAACCCAGATGAAATCTGGATATATTGAAGAAGCTTCAATTAAGGAAAATAGACCACCTTTAAGTATTTTTCCTGCAGGATTCTTTACTGATGATTATACTTATAGAGCAGTAAGTGATGAAACTGTTTTAGATGAGAATAATGGAAGATTTTGTGTAACTCCACAATTCCCAAGTGGAACTTATGCTTATTTTGCAACAATTGACGATTCTGGTTCTGAGCAAGGTGGACAATTTAATACTTATAAGCTTCCAGTATTCCCTTATTTGATTGGTAAAAATTATTATTCTACTCCCAATGATTTTAATTTCTTAGTTTCCTCAAATCAAGATGATTATGATTTGAATAATAGTAAGTGGTGTAGAAATACTACTCCTTATAATTTGATTTATGATGATAAGATATATTATCCATATATGCCATTACCTGATAAGTTGTCCCAAACACTAGATGTTGTTGGTACTAAACCAGGTTTTGTTGAAAGTATTGGAATTGAAACTGGTGGTAAAGATTATAAAATTGGAGATAAAGTAGTATTTGATAATACAAATACTAGGGGAAATAATGCAGCTGCTTCAGTTTCATTACTTCTTGGTAAAGCAGTAAGTAGTGTAAGTGCTGCTACTAGTAGCATAACCAATGTTGAGATATATCCTTCAGATCAGAAAGGAAATTATAGTATCGTTTCTACAGAACCTCATCAATGGGTTAATACTGATATTATAACAGTTACTGGATTATCTACAACTTCTTCTGAAATTGGGGGAGTTTATAATGCTGGAATTACTTCAACTAGACTTAGTGTAACAGGAGTTGGAACAACTGCTGTTGCTATTGGAACTGATGGTGCTACAGGTATAGTAACTCATATTGATGTTCGTGGAGATTTGTCATCACTTCAATCCAATGATCTTCTTGAAATTGGGACTGAAACAGTAAAATTATTAAATGTAGAACCTATTCTTTCAAGAATTAGAGTTTTAAGAGCTCATAATGGAGTTACAGGAGTTTCTCATACAATAACTTCGGAAATTCTTGAAAAACCAAGAAGACTTACTATTAATTCTGGATTTAGTTCAGATTATGAGTATAGAGTAAACAATCAAATTTATTTTAATCCTGTTGATTCAGTTGGATTAGGAACAAGGTCTGGAGTTGGTATTGGAACTACAATTGCATTTAGTAATCCTGGAATTGGTATAACTCAGAAGTTTATTCAAACAAAGGCAATTTATCTTCCCGATCATGGATTGAAGACAGGTGATAAATTAACATATTCTCCTAATCAAGGAGAGGGTCTTAATATTAGGTGGGATGGGATAGATGCTGCTTATACAGGAATTAGTACATTAACAAATGGTGAAACATTTTATGCTGCTGCTATTACCGAAGACTTAATAGGTATATCCACAGTTAAGGTTGGTTTAGGTAGTACAGGTACTTTTGTGGGCATTGCAAGCACACAGAGGGGTAGTACAACAGTATTCTTCTCTGGATTGGGTACTGGGGTTTATCATAGCTTTAAGACTAATTATGATGTGATTACTGGAGAAATTCGTAGAACAACCGCTACAGTTTCAACTGGTCAAAGTCATGGTTTATTAAACTATGAAAATGTTTATATGAATGTAGTATCTGGTCTTACTACAACAGTGACGGTTAAGTATAATGATTACAATAGAAGACTTATAGTTAATCCTAAATCATTTACTGCCTCTGGTGTTAATACAACTACAAATGCATTTACAATAACTGATCATGGATATAAAACTGGAGATAAAATTATTCATACTGCATCAACACCTGTAGGTGGTTTGAGTGATAATGGAATTTATTATATTGTAAAAATTGATAGTGATAAGTTTAAATTAACTAATACTGACTATGATGCAAAAGAATCAAAACCAGATGTAATAGGAATTACTAGTACTTCTTCAGGAACAATAAATTTAATCAATCCCCCATTAAAAGTATATAAAAATTCTTTTGTTGAATTTGATCTTTCTGATGAATCTTTGGGATATGTTGCACAATCTACAAACTATCCTGCATTTTTATTGAATTTTTATAGTGATAAGAATTTAACAAAACAATGGGAGACTTCCCCACAATCTACTACTTTTAATGTTACTAGGAATGGAAGTGCAGGTGTAACCACTAATGCTAAGGTAACTTTATCAATTACCGATGATGTTCCAGAAAATCTTTATTATACTTTAGATCCAATTATTGAGAGTACTTTACCTAATGTTAAAAAAGAGATTAATGTAGATTCTGAGGTTTTAAATGGTAGTGAAGTGCAAGTAGTTGAAAGTGTTTATAATGGCAAGCAAAGTGTTACTATTGGATCTACAAATGAATTTACATATACCTTAAAAGAATCTCCAGAAAGACTTTCTTATGGAACGACTTCATTTATATCTTATAAAACTGATAGTCCAACCGCATATGGAGCTATTGCTGAGTTTGAGATAAAAAGTAAAGGTAAAAATTATTATGATCTTCCTGGTATTTCTACAATTACTACTGAAATTGGTAGTGCTGCAATTATCGAAGCAAAAAGTACTTCTGTAGGAAAAGTTAAAAAGATAAAAGTTAATGATATAGGATATGATTTTGCATCTGATACTACAATAAGACCAGATACAGCTTTACCACAGATTATCAAAATAGATGCTTTAATGTCTGTTGAATCTGTTGGAATAACATCTTTTGGAAGAGGATATATATCTGCTCCAGAGTTAATTCTTATTGATGGAAAAACTGATAAACCAGTTCTTGATCTCGATTTAAAATATACATTAGGAAATCCTAATGTAGAAATTTTAAAGAATACAAAGGGTATCAGTAATTCACCTCCTAAAATTATTACTGACAGGAATAGTAATGGTATTGGAATTGCTACTGTTGGATTTAATACAGTAAATTATGATGTAACGGTGCAATTATCTGTTGGATTTAGTACTGCCGATACTTTCCCAATTGCAGTTGGTGATAAAGTATTTGTAGAAGGTGTGGGTGTAGGTATAGGTACATCTGCAAGAGGATATAATTCTGAAAATTATGATTATAAACTCTTTACTATAACAGCAGTTGATGAAAATTATGGTGGTATAGGAACTGTTACATATAATCTTTCTGATTATTTTACTGGATTAGCTCCTGGTAGTTCTGCAGGAACATATGATTTTATCAATTCTTCTGGAAGAATTGTTCCTGAGAAGTTTATGCCTACTTTTGATATTAAATTAAAACCCAATGATTTTGCTAAAGGTGAAGTAGTTGAAGGTTCAATTAGTAGTACAAGAGGAACTGTTCAAAATTGGAATCCAAATACTGGTATTTTAAGAGTTACTAATACTGATGGATTTATAGTTAATGATGTTTTAAAGGGATTGAGTTCTTCAACTCAAGGTCTTGCTTCATCTATAAAAACTTTTGATTCTTATATTAAATTAAATGCAACTTCTAGAGTAGAAAAGGGATGGGAAACTGATTCTGGTTATCTCAATTCTAATCTACAAAGGGTTCAAGATAGTGATTACTATCAAAATCTCTCCTACTCCCTAAGTTCTAGGGTTGATATGGAAAAATGGGATGATCCTGTTTCTGCTTTAAACCATACAATAGGATTTAAGAAATTTTCTGATTATCAATTAGAATCAACTGCTTCTGCTAAAGTTGGTTTATCTACAGAATTATCTGATTTTTCTGTAGTAAATGATCTTTATGGTAAGGGTAATTTAAATTGTGTATATGATTTTGATTTAGTATCTGAGAATGCTTTGCAGATTAATTCGGATGATTCTGTTTCTAATGAAATAACTTTCTCAAGTAGAATATTAAAAGACTATTCTGAATCCGTTGGAAATAGAGTGGTTTCTATAGATGATTTTAGTGGAACATTTAATAGTAATCCAAGAGCAACTAGATTTAGTACTGTTGCTAGATGGACTTTAGCGGATAGAAGAGCAGTAAAATATATTACTTATGTTAGAGATAAGAGATTTGGTGGACAAAGACAATTAATGATTGTTGATGCTATTCATGATGGTACTTTTGGTTATATCAATCAATATGGAAGAGTTGAATCAGTTTATGATCAGGGAGATTTTGATTTTGCTATTTCTGGTAGTGAAGGTAATTTAAATTTCTATCCAGTAAAATATTCTGTTAATGATTATTGGGTTGCAAGTATTTCTTATAATCTTGATGATAATTTGTTAAGTACTGGAAGTACTGTGATTGGTAGAACATTAATTGATTCTGAAAGTGTAACAATAGGAACTGGAGTTGGAACTACAACAATTGTAGGTATTGCAAGTACTTATAGATCTGCCAAAGTAATTATTAATATTAATCCTGATATTAGTGGTGTAGAACATGAATATAATCAACTTAATGTAATCCATAATGGAACTGATGTTGAGTTAATGGAATATGGTAGATTAACTACTGTCAATAGTGCTGAGTCGATTGGTGGTTTAGGAACTTATCGTGGTTATATTGATGGAACAGAATTGAAGGTTGATTTTATTGCTAATTCGGAAGTTGGTATAGGAACTACTGGAGTTATTAATACCATTCTTGTTGGTATGGCAGATTCTGCATATAGTGGAATTGGAACAGTTGATCTTAAACATGCGAGATTAGAATCTAGAACAACATCAATTGACTCTTCTTCTTCTCCTGGAATTACTACTGTTGGTCAATGGCCATCTGAATATGAAGCAGGTTATGGTGTTATTCAAGTTACTGATGCTACAAATCAAGCTTATGAAATGTTTGAATTTGCTACAGTCACTGATTATATTTCAGAAACTTCAACAGAAACATTTGATGTAGAATTTGCTAATGTTGGTTCTAATGTTTCGGCAACTGGACTTGGAACTTTTGGATCAAAGGTATCTTCTACAGGAACTGTTTCATTACTCTTTACCCCAGTAGCAAGTATCAATGCTCAAGTCAATGTATACTTCAGTGCTCTAAGAGTACAGGATGATACTAAGGATACTATTGATTTTAACAACGGAACCATAGAAAGTGGTTTTGGTGATTATACAGGAACTGAAAGTGCTGTATTAAGAGCATTTGGATTATCACATAAAACTGATCCAATTTTCAGAAAACCATTTGATGGTAGTAACAGTAGTATTATTAATACTGATAATAATAGCATCAATCTACCAAATCATTTCTTTGTTACTGGTGAAGAACTTATTTACACTAATCCTGGCAGTGGTTATACGATGGCAATTGGTGTTGCCAGCACAGATGGATTTGTTGGTGTCGGTACAACTACTTTATTACCAAGTAAAGTATTTGCAGTTAAGATTGATGATGAAACCATTAAGCTTGCAGAAAGTGCTGCTAAGGCACTTCAGACCGTCCCAGAGGTGGTTGATCTTACAAGTGTGGGTATTGGAACCTCTCACTGCTTTAATGCTATTAATCAGAATAAAAAAGCTATAATTTCTTTAGATAATATTATTCAATCTCCTATTGTTTCAACTTCTGTTACTACTCATTTAACAGATCAAGTATTTACTACTGATGATGAACTTCAGTTTGCAGGAATTACTTCATTCTATGGTGGTGATTTAATTAAAGTAGGTAATGAGATTATTAGACTTGACTCTATTGGTGTTGCTGGAAATGATAATCTTATTAGAGTTAGAAGAGCTTGGGCTGGAACTACTTTAGCAGGATATGGAACAGGAACTGTAGTAACTAAGGTAGATGGTAATTATAATATTGTTGATAATACAATAAACTTTGTAGAAGCACCTTATGGTAATGTTCCTTTAAGTACTTCTACAAATCCACCAGATTCAAGAGATTGGGTAGGAATTGCTACTGGATCTAGTTTTGAAGGAAGAACATTTATGCGTTCTGGTGTTCCTGATACTGCAAATGAACCATATTGGAGAAACTATATTTTTGATAGTTTATCTTCACAATTTACTGGTCAAAAATCTGAATTTACTTTGCAATCTGGTGGTTCTAATATTTCAGGAATTGTAACGGATACAGCTATTGTTCTTGTCAATGATGTTTTCCAAACTTCAGGTTCAACTAATGAATTTACAATAATAGAAGATCCTACTGTTGGTGTTACAACAATTTCATTTACAGGTACTGGAAGTTCAACATCTGATGTAAATGTAGGTAATTTACCTAAAGGTGGAATATTAATTTCTGTTGGTTCTAGTGAAGGATTCGGTTATCAACCTTTAGTTGCTGCTGGTGGAACAGTTACTGTTGCTGCTGGTGGTACTATAAAATCCATTAGTATTGGTAATACTGGTTCTGGTTATAGAGCAGGTATTCAAACAGTTAATGTTGGTATACAAACTTTAAGTCGTGATGGTACAAGTGTAATTGGAATAGGAACGGCACAAATTACAACTGGACATATTACAGGAATTGCTGTTACTAATGCAGATCATATTTTCTATTCACCTAGAAAAATTGCAAATGTTGGTTATAGTTCTGTTACTGGTATTTCTACCATAACAACACAGACTGATCATGGATTATCGGTTGGTGATGAAGTAAAACTTTCTGGTATTGCATTTACTTGTGACTATTCACCTAGAATTGGTATTCATACTGCAGTCTATGATAATGTTTCTGGTATTATGACAGTTACGACTGCTGTTGGTCATGGATTATCAACTAGTGGTCAGAAGAGTGTTGTTATCTTTACTGGATTAGCATTTACTTGTGG